TAGAATTCCATGAAGAATTCACTGACTCGATGCAAAGCGAATACGATGTGCATGACATCAAACGTGTAGGTGACAAACGCTTCTATACGGTTAAGCGCAAGATTGTGAATGAATATCGCATGTGTTACATGGTTACACTCGACTACACCACCAATGTGTTAGTGCGCTTTGACATACCTGTCGAACGGAACAGCATAAAGTATTGTCCGGTGGCACTTGGATGTGACTATGAAGTGCATTCGGTTGGCGGTTGGGAGTATTCGCACCTTGAAAGACACTTGCCTGTGGTTACAATTCAGGCAGATGAAGACTACGTTGGCAAGTTTTGGTTAGCAATGTCAAACATGGTACCTGCATGAAGCATGACGAAAGCAAGATGCAGCAGCGTTGCGTTGAATGGTTTCGCTATTCATTCCCACGCACACTGATAGCATCGTTTCCTAATGGTGTGTTCATTGGTGGTACACCAGTGCAACGTGCTAAGCGGTGGAACATCTTAAAAGCTGAAGGTGCTATGCCCGGAATGCCCGACCTAATGGTTTGCATGGCATCAGGTCCATACCATGCTCTGTTCATCGAGATGAAAACCGAAAAGGGTAAGCTATCCGATACACAGAAAATCGTTCACGCGCAGCTTATCAATGCAGGTTACTGCGTGAAAGTCTGCAGATCATTCGAAGAATTCACACAAACAATTAAAACCTATTTAGAAAAATGAGCAAGACCAAAGAAAAGTACATGAATGCTATGCTGTATGCATGCGCACAGCCCGAATTTCAATCAAGGGAATTTGCAAAAGCATTTAAGATAAGTCATAACGTAATAACAGCAATGCATGAACTGGGTTTGATTCAAAAGGTTGGCAATGGCAAATACTGTTGGATAGTTAGGCGCGAACCTTTAGCATCCGATGTAGTAGCTATACGCAAAAGATTAGCTGCATACAATGCGATTGCGCGACAAAGCAATGGGCAGCTAACTATCAAACCTGTTCGCAAAGCACCTACACCCACACCAACACCAGTTGTGCATGAAGCTGAATGCGACAATAGCAATAGCCGTATCTTCTTAGCATTAGCCGCAGGTGCTATAATCGGATTTATGATTGCCACAGCAATTTGGAAGTAGAGATATTTTGTATATCTTTGCAACGACTATCCGTATGAAAACATTTTTAAATCCCACCATTACCGCATTGCCATAGCATTTTCGTGCGCGGATAGTCCTTTGCGTGTAGTGGTGGGTATTTAGTTTATGAAAGATCCAGCTTTCCTTTTTTATTCTTCGGACTTTTTAACCGGAACAATGCTGTTGAACATGGAGCAGAAGGGTAAGTACATTACCCTTCTGTGCCTTCAGCATAGTAAAGGAAGACTGTCCGAAAAAGATATGTTGCACATATGTGGTTCATATGATGCTGATGTCTTCGGAAAATTCGTAAAAGATGAAGACGGTTTCTTTTTTAATGAGCGTTTAAGCATTGAAATGCAGAAGCGTAAAGCTTATTCCGATAGCCGAAGAAACAATAGAATTAAAAAAGATGTGTCGAACATATCTAAAACATATGTTCCACATATGGAAAATGTAAATGAAAATGAAATTGAAAATATAAATGAAGTTATAGTTGAAGATGCAAATGAAAAAAAAGTAACGCGCAAACGATTCGTTAAACCGGAAGAACATGAAGTGTACAACCTAATGGGTGAACTGAATGCGACAGGTAAAAACTTTATGAGTGAAGATAGATTAGTTAATTTCGCTCGCACCTTCATGGATCACTACGAAGCTAATGGCTGGATAGTAGGTAAATCTTCAATGAAGGATTGGCAAAGTACAGTGCGCAACTGGATGCGCAGAGAATGGGATAAAATTAAAAATCAAAAATCATATGGCAAACAATCAAATTCAACAGCAGACAGCATTGCAAAAGCTAATGCACTTTACGCCGAAGCAGTCGCTATCAGTCGAGCACGCGATAACACAAGACCAGATTGGTCTCCTTCGGAAGCTTGACAAAGAAACAACCAAAGACAAAATCATGCAGTTGGTAACGCGATGCACTCAACTAATGAATGTGCAGAACAACATGAATGCTATGCAGATTGAATTTTGTGCTGAACAGATTATGCAACAAAAATATTTTTATTCACTTGAAGATGTGCAGCTGTGTTTAGATCGCGGTGCTATTGGTGCCTATGGTACAATTTATAACCGCATAGATCCTGCAACAATACTTGCATGGTTTCCTTTGTATGATCAAGAACGTCAGGTATATGTAACTGCGAAAAAAAATGCTGAACAACAATCAAACAACATCTACGAAATGTTCCAGCATCCGCAAATCATGGAAGCTATGCAGCAAGCAGCAGATAAGTTAAGCATCAAAGAAGAACCAGTGCGCGAAGTGAAAAGGGAAAATCCACCACCACTTGAAATTGCACTGATGCGCGAATACGATGCGCTGCCACAATGGGATAATAACATTTTCTTTCGGATGTACAAAAATAAGCCGTATCAGTTTACCGAATACAGGCAGGAACGGTATAAGGAATTAATCGAAAACCAAAATGAATACTGATATGAAAATAGTAAACTCAATCAGCGGTGGTAAAACATCAAGCTACATGGCAGCACACTATGCTGCTGATTGTGATATTTTCGCTCTTGTAAGAATTGAAGACCAACGATGTTCGCCTAAAGATAAGAAATTAATTCAATTAGTAAGTGATAAAATAGATACAGATTTCATAGCAACTGTCGAAAGTGATTTAACCTTAAAAGTGGTTTTAGATTTGGAACAAATAATTGGCAGAAAAATCACATGGGTAACTGGAAATACTTTTGAGCAAGTGATCAAAAACAAAGGTGGTATTTTACCGAATATGATGTTACGTTTTTGCACTCAGGAAATGAAGATGAAACCAATCTTTGACCATTGCCAAAGTAACTTTGGAAAAGTTAAAATGAATATCGGTTTTAGATGGGATGAAATGGAAAGGGCAAACTATCAAAATACCCATTTCAAAACAATAACAGGCAAATCAGCAAACGGCCGTAACATTTGGGAAGAAGTCGAATGGAGAGAATGTGCCTATCCTATGATTGCGGATAAAGTAATTCATCCGAATGTCATTAAATGGTCGCAAGCAACGAATCTTATTTTCCCTATTGATAGTAACTGCGTTGGGTGTTTTCATAAGCCTATGCAACAGCTTAGGAAAAACTTTGAGGATGAACCAGAAAAAATGAATTGGTTTATGGAGCAGGAAAAATTAACCAAAGATGGTAAGAAAAAATTGCAATGGAAAAAAGAAGCATCCTATGACAAAATCAAAAAATTAGGATTGCAAACTGATTTCTTTTTTGGCACAGGAAGCGGATGTAATGCAGGATATTGTACTGATTAAAAATTTTTATGTTCATGAAGCAATACGATAAACAACGCGAAACCGAGCTATTACGCAAATTATTTGTGATAACAGCCAGACGAAGCATGCGCCCTGCGATGAGTGACAATCTAACAATGCGCCTTATCTTTGAGGAATTACATTTGCTAACTGATAAAGAAGAATACAAGCTATGACAGTAGGTGAATTGTGGGATAAGCTTGCGCAGTATCACGATGATACTGAAATATACATTGGTTTCATCAATGGTCACAGCATCGACCATGAAACATTCCAAGTGGTAGAAACGCAGGACTTCTATGGCAAGACCACAATTAGCTTAATGATTGAAGATATTGGAATCATAAATAATTAATACAATGAGCAACTATCAAATGCAAGAGGGACAGTTCACCCTATTCAAGAACAACAACGTGGCTAACAACGGTCCACAGTACACAGGTGAAATCATGGTGAATGGTAAGAAGATGCGATTGGCTGCATGGGTTAAAGAAGGAAAGAACGGCAAATTCTTTTCCGGTAAGATGAGTGAGCCACTCGTAAAGCGTGACGAACAACAAGACGAACCATCAGGAGACCTGCCATTCTAATGAACCTGCCTATCCTACCACAAGACAAAGCTAACCATGCGCTGTATGGTGTTGCTATCTACGCTGCTGCCGCTTCGATATTCAGCGCACCATTCTCAATGATCGTGGTGTTCGCATTCGCAGCAGGCAAAGAACTATATGATTCTGTACTGAAGGAAAAATCATTTAGCACGTTGGATATGATAGCCACGCTATGCGGTGGTTTGGTTGGAATGTATATCGGATTGTTTACATGATTGAATACCTGCCGAAACAAAAAGAAGCATTGCGCGTGCTGGGTAACTCACATCCGGCACGTGTTATTCTTTTCGGTGGTGCTGCAGGTGGCTCAAAATCTTTTATCGGTTGTGCATGGCAAATAAGCCGCAGGTTTAAATATCCGGGTACACGTGGGTTGATAGGTAGAAGTAAACTTGACACGCTAAAGAAGACCACGTTAAAGACATTCTTTGAAGTAGCGCACATGTTAGGGCTTGCACCTAATGAGCATTACACAATAAACAATCAAACACACGTAATCACTTTTGCCAATGGCAGCGAAATAATCTTAAAGGATTTGTTCGCATACCCAAGTGATCCTGAATTTCACTCGTTAGGTGGTTTGGAATTGACCGATGCGTATGTAGATGAAGCAGCACAGGTAAGTAAACGAGCCATCGATATACTTCAATCACGCATTCGTTTTAAGCTACGCGAATATGACCTGCCACCAAAGATGCTGCTCACATGCAATCCGTCAAAAGGTTGGCTTTATAATGAGTTTTATGCACCACACAAAGCAGATAGTTTAGCCCAGCACCTTGCATTCATTCCTTCTTTGCCTACTGACAATCCGCACCTGCCTGAAAGCTACATTGAAACGT